AAGCAAGGTTTGTTTTGACCATCTTTACAAACAAACGCAATCTAAGTTAAAAGGATTTGATATTAATAATGTCTTTAAAAAACCAGAAGAAGCTGCAAAATATAGAGATTATTCTTATGCGTTTTATTTTTCCGAATACATCAAGGATATGATTCAAACTCAACCAGATTTATACAAACAAATTATCTGGACTCTTTTGCAAGTTAAACCAGCCCTTCGTGGTGTCGAAGACGAGTCTTTGCAAGCCAAAAAAGAAAAACAAGAAAAAGGGGCCAGATTTGGAAAACACCAAGTTGGTATCGGTGGTGTAAAGAAAGCTTTCGAGGTACAAAGGGCATCAACTGAAAGACGGGCAAGAGAAGAGATTATTTCCAAATTCGAAGAATACTGCTATGACGAAGTAGTTACCGATGATAATTTACTAAAAGCAATATCTGCAAGATGTCTTTTCGGATTGGTAAAAGGCAAGACTTGCATGACCCCAGTACAAGCTGTTTGTATGTTGCCATCTGATTTCCGTGATGAAATCAATGAAAAGATGAAGCTTGGAGTTGATGTCGCAAACCTAGACTGCTCTGCAAAAAATGACTCTGCCAGCATCGTAGCTGCTGCCAACTTGCAACAAAAAAAGGTTGGCATGCTTGGAAAAGTTCCATCTATGGAAAAAATAAAAACTCCTGAAGGAACACTTAAAGCCAAGGCTGTTGTTACTTGCGATCAAATTTTAGCGATTACTGGAAATACTGATGATGAGAAAAAACATAGCTTAGCAGAAAAATTTTTCAGGCCAGATTTTCCAAGCAAAGACTTCATCCAAAAAGTTATTACAAACTTGTTTGATACATGGATTTTTGGAACAATACTTTCTTCTTTGAAAACAGGTTCTAGAGTTCAATCTTGTGCAGATGCTCCAGAAAGCTGGGAAAAGGCATATACATTAGGCAGAAGATATGATGTCCAAACTCATGCAGTTTCCGAATCAACTGGATTTGATAATATAGAAATATTCTATATAGTTCGTGAATTTGTGAGGACATTAGGCAATGATATATCGTAATGACGGTCTGCCTTATTCTCCAACAGGTTCAAGGCAGCAATTTGATGATGGACTACCCGAACACGATTTATTCAATACTTGGGACGAAGAATCGATAAAGATAGGTGGAACTCCACTTTTCTATCACGAACTTTATATTGATACAAATAATGTTGACCCTATTTATCTTGAAAGTAGGGTCAAGATGTTTAATCCACATCCGGTTCAACTTTATGCGACCTATGAACCAGTTCCAAGTCAAAATATGCAAACAGCATTCGGAATTGATTCTCCAGACGAGATGATTTTCGACCTCAATTATAGAGCAGTACTTAGAGATTTAGGCCATGTGCCAAAAATTGGCTCAAGACTTTTCACTCCTTTTTTGAAGGAAAATTGGGTAATTATAGAAAGAAAAACAGGTGAATTCAAAATGTATGGAGTTGTTAGGCTTCAACTCATATGTCAGAGATTCCAAGAAGATGATGTTAGTGGCACTTCGGTGAATAAAAGTCCCGATGTCGATTTTAAAATTGTTTAAGAAAGGTAAACCAAATGAAAAGTTTTTATGAGTTTTATAGAGTTCTACAAGCTAAAAACCTATTTGAACAAGAGATGGCAGACCCAATGGCAGCTGCATCTGCTGCGCCCCCCGCTCAAGGTGGAGTTCCAGCAGGCGCTGGCATGCCCAACGCTGCTGCTGGAGATATGGCTCCATCTGGTGCTCAACAAGCTGCCCCCGCTCAAGGTCAAGAGCAACCAGAAGAAGGTTCAGAAGAAGATCAAAGCAATGTGTCTCCTAGCGAAGGAGAACTCGATATGACTTCAGTTGACCAAGCACTTGAGTCTCTTCAAGGAATGGTTGACAACTTCAAGAGCATGGATGAGGAAAAAGGCAACCAAGTTGAAGAACTTGTGTCTCAATTAAGCAGCCTAATCAAGAGCATGACAGGCGGGGAAGAAGAAGAGCAAGGAGATGAACAAGAGGGAGAAGAACAACCAGAAGATGCTGGCAACGGTATGTCTCCTGTTCCTCCCGGTGGTGCCGGAATGGAGTCTCCAGAGGGAGCAGGTGATTTAGGTGGTCAAGGTGGCATGCCTGCATCTCCCGGTGAAGGTACTGCACAGATGGCTACTGGTGGAATGGCTGGTGGTGCAGCAGGTGCTCCTCCCATGGCCTAATAATTGGTGATGATCAATTCTTTGCCAACTTTTTTGCCAACTTTCTCGTTGTTATCATCCATGTAAATATGGTTCTCTATGGATTTGGCACTTGAGGTTCCACCATAGAACCATGATTCACGATAAAAATTGAATCTTTTATCTGAAAACAGTTCCCATATCTCTGGTCGGTCATCATAGCTGACACAGATTTTATGGGGACTGTTTTTGCATACATCTGCAAATTTTGCATGATCTTCAAACTTGAAGTTATTGTCATACAGTTTTAACTTTTCAGGTAATTCAGAATTGACATAATAAGGTGGGTCACAATATATCCAACAGTTTTTATCTGATGGCTGCAACAAAAGCTCTTCATAATTTGTACTTGTTATTTTTACATTTTGTAGATGCACAGCTGCTTTTTCTAATAAATCTTTTTTAATTATATTCCAACCCTCTGGCTTACTGTAATACATCTGGCATTTGACACCATATCTTACTCTGCCATACCAAACCGTTCTATTCACAAAAAAGTATCTCAATGCCTGATCACATGTTTCGTTTTCAGCAAAATATTCAAAAACTTCTTTAAGCCTTTTATTGTAAAGAGCTTTTCCTCCCGGTTTCGTAGCGACTTTTTCTTCATCTGGTTTTTGTGGTTCTATTTGTCTGCATTTGTTTATGAAATCATCAGGTCTGTCTCTTAGTGCCAAATAAACGGTCATCAAATTTTTATCGATATCATTAATCCATCTGTTTTCAATTTTATCCATAGCAAAAAAAATTCCACCACCGCCAACAAAAGGCTCACGATATTCATTTATATCATTAGGTTTATATTTAAGAATTCTTTTTTGTACTGTGGAAACACTTTTTCCACCCGGATATCTAAAAATACTTTTCATTATAATATAAATAAATAAAAGACAGGAATTTTTATGAAGCCAATCGGACCAAATGTAAACAGTTATGGAAAATCTTTGAATGATATCAAAGAACAGTCCTTCCAATGGCGTTCAGAAAATATAGACCCACCTCCGGGATATACGAAGAAACCACCGGACAATCAAAATAACATGGGGATTCCAGTACCTGAAGACTGGACCACAGATGTATTCACACAAAAAATAGGATTGGGAACAGAAAACAATTGCGACCCTATGCAAACCGGAGCAATTGTAAATGACTTGAATACACCTAATAGAAACACAATTTATCGATATGCAAAATCTGTCCGTGCTTGTGATGAAGCAGTAATGGACCTTTTTAGAAATCTTGTGATATTGGATGAGGATGGTAAAGCGCATCCAGTCCCAATCATATGGGCAACTCAAGAAAGAGCGGTTGCTGCTGTTGTCCAAGAGAATGTTCGTAAAGATGAGACTTTGGTAGTTGACAGAATAAAGCTTCCTATGCTTGCAATCAGCAGCACCGGATATGCAATTGCACCTGCTAGGTACACATATCATCAGGCGATTAACTGGCTTAATGGTCCTGATGGAAAACCAAATTTTACAGCTTCAGAAAAGTACGAAAGAGATACTGTTTTTGGTGTCGCTAGAGGAATTCCGTTAGACATCGAATACACCTTGCTTGCTTGGACCATGCACTTAGAAGATATGAATCAGATATTGGAACAAATTGTTACCAAATTCAGCCCTGTGGCATACATAAAAGTAAGAGGCGTTTTGTGGGAAGTTTCCGTAAAAATAAGTTCGATTGCGAACAACCTGCAAACAGAACCGGGAGATCAAGCTTTGAGAGTCGTAAAATTTCAATTTGGTTTGACAGCAGAAACATATGTTGCCCAACCGATCAAGAGAGAAAAAGCGGTTCTCAAAACAAGGGTTGATATAGTAAATGCTTTGAATGAAGACCAAATCAGTCAAGTTTTACACAGGCTGGAAGATGCGGTTGAGGAACTGAAATGATAGAAATAAAAAACAACAAAAGACATCCGATACAACTAATAATCAAGTCTCGACTTGCTCCAAAAAGCTTCACAGTTTTGAACATTCCGGGGATAGGAAACGGAAAAAATATTTTTCATTTAGAAGAAGAGAGATCAACTGAATATATAGATAGAGCAGAAAAGGCTGGTCTTATATCAACCAGACATTTAAGTATAGGAGACAAACATGGCAATACTTAAGGGATTTCCTCCCTCCAACACAATCAGTCCTTCGGTAAGAATTACCGAAAAAGATTTAAGCTTCGTGCCAACCACACCAAGTTTGAACCGTATAGGTTTAGTTGGGTTTGCCTCGAAGGGGCCAATCAATACACCAACAACCATTACCACACTAACACAACTCGCAAACATATTTGGCAACCCACACCCAGAGTCTGGCGATCCCTATCTTGTTTACGCTGCCCAACTTGCCTTGCAAGTAAGCAACGAGGTAGTGATTGTTCGTGTTGCTGATACCAATATTGCAAGTCCAACCTATGCCGAGACTGCCAGCGCTCCTATTCTGCCAGCAGGCCAAGTTATTAGCGTCTATTCCGCAACCTCTCCAGTTGGCAACTCAATCACTTTTGCTGACGATGCTTTCTTCCGCTGGAAGCTGAATGGTGTCCTAGCTGCAAAAACCTTGGTTGTTTTGGCTGGAACCTATTCAACAAGCACTTTGGTTGACGAACTTAATAGTCAGCTAGACTATGCTGTCGATGGAATCGAGTTCTTCGTACAAGGTACCGGATACCCAACTGTTGGAATTAAAACTACTTGGGCTTATGGTCCTAGCGCAGTTCTAGAGTTTGTCAGCGTACAAAACATGCTTGTTGGTCCCGGTAGTCCTGTCTACTTGGGTGAGGACATGGAGCCTGCCGTTCTTACCGGCACAGCCGTCCAATTCCCTGATGATGGTTCTTCCACATCCCCAGACACTTGGGACTTCAGCACACTTACCAGCTTGACACTACAGGTTGTTGTTCAAGGCACAGACAATGTGAACATCGATGATGTTGTTCAAGTTGTTGACCTAGCAACCCTCTTGTCAGGTGGCCCTTACACCACCCAAGATGTAGTTGATGAAATTAACAACTACATCACAGCTGAACTCCCCGGAGGATTTGAAGCTGTTACAGAAGGTGGCTACAACATAATACTAAAAACTCTAACTTTCGGTAGAGATGCCAAGATTAGCGTTAAGCCTGCCAGCACCGGAGATGTAGTCTTTGGTATGTCAAATAACATTCAGTCTGGTGTTTCTCCCAGCACAAGTTCCGATGCAGTCGGCGCTTATACAGCTGGCATCTTCACCGGCCCAACAGCTGCCGGAACTACTCCAACATTCACAGTTCTAGCTGATTCCCCCGGTCAAGATGGCAACAGCACTAGCGTAGTCATCACCAACGAAACTGGTGGAACTTTCAATATTCAGGTCTACAACAACTCAAATCCTGTTGAGGCTTGGGGCAACCTAACTAAGAATGAGATGTCCCAATACTATGTTGGAACCTACTTGGCATTAGTGAGCGATTACATCAAAGTCACAGACAACACTACCATCTCTGCCCCTCCAGTAAACAGCCCAGCAACTGGTGTTGCTTTGTCTGGTGGAACCGATGGTATTCCAACTGATCCAGATGCTCAAGATGCTCTCTTGATAGGAAGCCCTGTTGCATACACAGGATTATATTCCTTGTCTGAGCCAGAGCAAATTGATATTGATCTAGTTGCAGTCCCCGGACACTCCTCAACAAGTGTTGTAGTGGCTCTACTGAATCTCTGCCAAAATCTCAGACAGGATTGCTTGGCAATCGTTGATCCTCCTCTTGGTCTCACACCACAGGAAATCATAGACTGGCAAAATGGTGTTCATCCACTTAACACCGTCCGATTTGACTCTGACTTTGGCGCACTTTACTGGCCTTGGGTCAAGATTCGTGACACTTACAACAATCTAGATGTTTGGGTTCCACCTAGTGGTGCCGTATTAGCAACAATCGCCAGAAGTGACAGCTTGTCATTCCCATGGTTTGCACCAGCCGGTGTAAACAGAGGTGTTGTTCCCGGCATCACAGATGTCTACTCTCAACCAACTCTAACAGAGAGAGACTTGATGTATGGCAACAGAAATGCAATCAACCCAATTATCACCTATCCCGACATCGATGGATTCTTAGTGTGGGGCCAAAAGACTCTACAACGCAGACCCACCGCTCTTGATAGAGTGAATGTAAGAAGATTGATGTTTTATCTTGAAAAGAACATCAGAATTCAAAGTCGTTCCTTGCTGTTCGACCCACACACCGAGCAGTTGAGAGAGCGCTTTGTCGATCTTTGCAAGGGTATTCTTCAAAATGTAGTTACAAACCAAGGCATTTATGACTATGTCGTGAAATGTGATGCAGAATTGAATACTGCTGATGTAATCGACAGAAACGAAATGAGAGCCAGAATTGGCGTACAGCCTGTAAAAGCAGCAGAGTTCATCTTCATCGAGTTCTCTTTGCACAGAACTGGCAGCTTTACTGAAAATACTGAGGTAGTTGTTTAATAACTAGATAGGAGATTTTTATGGCCTACAATATGGGTATTGGCAAAATTGCCGATCAAAATGTTACATTCAAAAGGAAGTTTAGATGGGTTTTCAGAGTCGATGGCATCGGTGGCAACGCTAGTGCCTTCATTCCTGATCACTTTGTGAAAACCACAAAGAGGCCCAGCGTTGATATGCAGGAAGTTACCGTGCATCACTTGCATGGCTATATGCCAATGCCGGGAAAACCAACCTTTGGTGATGCCGAAGTTGTTTACTATGATATCGTTGATAGCGATAACAGCATGTTATCTCTTTACAACTGGATTGGTGGAGTCTA